GCATCTCATACTTTTGGTTCTTCAGGATCAAATGAGTTTGCATTTTTATATGGACATATGTCAGGAGTTGCGACTGTCAATCACATCGCAAAAACTGAATTAATCAGAGACCCTGATTCATTCGCAGACGTAGTCAGAGGCTTACACGTATACGGAAGAAAAATCCTTAGAAGTGAAGCAGTAAGATCTGGCGTAATCACAATAGGGTAATAATTAGGAGGATAATAGATAGATATGGCTACTTTTGACAAAACAGGAAAAGGTGGAACTACTGGGCATCCTGCTAATGGTAGAACACCTTATTTAGTTGAAAACACAATAGATATGTCAGCATTTGACCCTGCTGCTGGAGACATCATTCAAGCAATTGATGTACCTGCAGAAACATTAGTTATGTCAGCTGGTTTAGAAGTATTAACTGCTTCTTCTAGCTCAGTAACTTTTGACTTAGGTATTACTGGAAGTACAGCTGGTCATGAAGACCCTGATGCTTTCGTTGATGCTTATGACGCAACAGGAACAGGATATGCTCCAATGGACGCTACAGACGCATCAGCTATGCTTGTCTGTAAAGTTGCAGATACTATTGACATTTTAACAGCTGGAGCACAAGATACAGCTGGAAAAGTTAGAGTATGGGCAGTTCTTTGTGACATTTCTGGAGTTGACGAAACTGATCACAACTAATAATAAATAACTTAAGGGGGGTATTGATATCCCCCTTAATAAAACCCTGTATAATTAATATAAACAAAATGACTACACATACTTTAACACAAAAAACAACTAGTTATAAAGGTAAGTTATCAAGCACAGGGCAAAAAATTACACCATTAGGTGATGGTGCAAGAATAAATAGTTTAGAAAACAGAATTAATGATCAAGAAAAAAAACTTGATAAAATATTAGAGTTATTACAGAATGGCAACAACTTATCTAACACTCACAAACAGAGTACTTAGAGAATTAAATGAAACTGAATTAACTTCAGCTAATTTTAGTTCTAGTAGAGGTATACAAACTGCAATTAAAGATTTTGTAAATAAATCAATACATGATATTTACAATGAAACAGGAGAGATACCTTTATTATATGCTAGAACTACACAGACTTTAGAAGTTGGTGATAACGAATATGATTTTCCTGCTGATTTTAGAAAAGCAGATATGGAATCATTTTTAATGGGACCAAAAGAATTAATTACAAATGGTGAGTTTACTTCTAATATAACTAACTGGACAACTCAAAGTGGATCACCAGCATATTCAAGTTCAGGAAATGGAAGACTAAGTTTAAGTAACGCTGCAGCTTCTCAATCATTTTCTACTGTAGTAAATAAAAGTTATAGAGTACAGGTAAGAGTATTAAACTCAAATGCTAATACGGATACATTAGATGTAGCTATTGGTACAAGTGCAGGTGGAACACAAAATTTAAGTAATAGTATATCTGTTACAAACTATGGTGAAGGTAAAATATTAAATACTGTATTTACTGCAACAGCTACAACAACACATGTTCAGCTATCAACTACAGGTGATTTTACAGTTGACTATATTAGAATATCTAGAAATGATATATTAAATAGAAAATTATCATATATATCATACGATAACTACTTACAAAACTATAAACCTACTGATGATACAAATAATAGTAATAGTTATTCAGACCCACTAAGAGTTTATATATTACCTAATCATTCTACTTTTGGTGTAAGTCCAAGACCTAATAGTAATGAATTTTCTGTAAGTTATATATATTATGCAACTCATACAGATTTATCTGCACATGGTGATAATATGAGTTTACCTGATAGGTTTGCAACATTAATTATTGATAGAGCTAAATATTATACATACATGCTTAGATCTGATCCACAGCATGCACAATTAGCAGATAGAGATTTTCAAAGAAAACTAAGATTACTAAAAGTAGACTACGCTACTAAAAATGATTATATGCGTAGTGATACAATTGCAGAAAGTATTTCTACAAATATAGGAGGTAGAGTAAGCTAATGGCTATAAGAGAAAAAGAAGAAATGAAAAATGGCATGAAAATTGTTGATAATATGGATGGTGCAAAAAATGCTGAAGATAAATTAAATATGAAAGTAGCAGATGTATCTGATAAAATGACTGTACCACAAGTTAAAGAATTTATTAGAAGATATAGAACTGGAGAAAGCACCAGAGATTATTTAAAACAATTTGATTTAAAAAAAATAGAATTAGACGAATTACAGAGACTAGCAGATAGAAACAAAAGAACTTCATAATGCCAGCAACTGATCTTATATCACCTTTTGTAGTAAGTTGTGCAGGGGGCTTAACACTTAATAAAGATGTGTTTTCAATGCAACCTGGAGAAGCACTTATACTACGTAATTTTGAACCTGATATTAAAGGTGGATATAGAAGAGTTAGTGGAACAGCATTATATAATAGCACAATAGTACCTCAAGGATCTAGCAATAGTAGTTTAGTAATTGATTGTTCTATAATATTTAATGGGCAGATAATTGTAGCTAGAGGTGGAGATATACATAGAGGTACAACTTCTGGTAGTTGGACAAGTTTAGCTACAGGTTTAGGAACTGCTACTAGAGCTTATGATTTTGAAAAGTATAATTTTAATGGTACTGATAAATTAATTATAGCTACAGGACATTCTCCTGCACAGTCTATTGATTCAAGTTTTAATGTAGATGTAATAAATGCAACAGGTGGTGGTACAGCTCCAACTAATCCTAAATTTGTAAAAGCATTTCAAAACCATATGTTTTATGCAGGTGCAACTAATTCTCAAGAAGTTATATTTAGTGTACCATTTGTAGAAGATAATTTTACATCAGCTAGTGGTGCAGGATCTTTTAAAGTTGACTCTGCTGTTGTTGGTATGAAAGTATTTAGAAATGAATTAATTATATTTTGTGAAGATAGAATATATAAATTAACAGGTACATCATCTAGTAATTTTGCAGTACAAGAAGTTACAAGAAATATTGGATGTAGAGATGGTGGTAGTATTCAAGAGATTGGTGGTGATGTTATATTTTTAGCACCAGATGGTTTAAGAACTATTGCTGGTACAGCTAGAATTGGTGACGTTGAACTTGGATCTATATCAAGACAAATACAAGCTAGAATTGATGAGATAGGATTAAATAGAATATCTTCTTTAGTTATAAGAGATAAATCACAATATAGATTATTTTATCCTACAACTAGTGGATCGCAAGCATCATCAAAAGGTATTATTGGAGTATTAAAATCTAATGTAAATACAGGACAAATTGGTTTTGAATATTCTGATATGATAGGTATAAAACCATCTTCTACTGATTCAGATTTTATTAGTAATGTAGAAACACAAGTATTTGGTGGATTTGATGGTTATATATATAAAATGGAAACAGGAAATACTTTTGCAAATGGTACTACTACAGAAACTATTGTAGCTACATATAGATCTCCTGATATGGTTATGGGAGATCCTGGATTAAGAAAATATATGCAGAGAGTTAATTTAAACTATGAAGGAGAAGGAACTTCTGTAAATGCAGACTTAGCAGTAAGATATGATTATGATAGTGTTAATACACCACAACCAAATAAGATAGCAATTTCATCTCCAGGTGGTGCAGCTACATATGGATCATCTTTATATGGATCTGGATTATATGGAGCATCAGGTACACCACTTATAAGACAAACAGTAGAAGGATCAGGATTTGCAATTGCATTAAAAATAGATGATAGGAATCAAGCAGATTCATTTTCAGTAAAAGGATTTCAATTAGAATTTACCCCAGGAGGAAGAAGATAATGGCAGGATATTCAGCACGACAGTCAACCTACACAACAGGTGACGTTATTTCCGCTGCAGATAGTAATGATGAGTTTAACCAGTTATTAGCTGCGTTTAATGCATCAACAGGACACACGCATGATGGTACTGCGGGTGATGGAGGACCTGTATCTGTACTAAGAGATAGTAATGCGTATAATAAAATTTTATTAGACTCATCTAATAACCATTTAGAATTTTATGTAAATGTATCTTCTTCAGCTGTACAGCAATTAAGAATACAAGATGGTGCTATTGTTCCTATAACAGATGATGATATAGATTTAGGTACATCATCATTAGAATTTAAAGATTTATATGTAGATGGCACTGCACATGTTGATGCTATTAATTTTAATGGTACGGCAATTACGTCTACAGCAACAGAAATTAATTTATTAGATGGTGTAACATCTACTACTTCAGAATTAAATATTATTGATGGTGATACAAGTGCTTCTTCAGTAACAGTTGAAGATGCAGACAGAGTTGTACTAAATGATGGTGGTACAATGAAGCAAGTTGCAGTTACAGATTTATCTGCGTATTTTGATGATGAAATTACTGCAATGCCTAATCTTACATCTGTAGGAACACTTACAAGTTTAACAGTAGATAATATAATTATTAATGGAACTAATATAGGGCATACATCTGACACGGATGCTTTAGCTATAGACTCAAGCGGTAACGTTACAGCTTCTCAAAATTTAACTGTAACTGGAGATCTTACAGTATCTGGTGATGATATTACTATGGGTACAAATACTGCAGGTAATTTATTAATTGCAGATGGTACAAATTTTAATTCAGTTGCAGTAAGTTCATTATCAGAAATATCTAGTATAGCTAGTGATGATGTATTTTTAGCAATAGACACTTCAGGTGGTGGTCTTAAAAAAGTTGCAAGATCAACAGTTGTATCAGGACTTGCTACATCAAGTGCTATATCAAATGTAGCAGAAGATAGTACGCCACAACTAGGTGGTAATTTAGATGTTAATGGTAATGATATTGTTTCAACATCAAATGCAAATATTGATATTATACCTAATGGAAGTGGTGTAGTTAATCTTGATGGTACAGAAGTAAGTGATGGTTTAATTGAATTAAAAACTGGAACTGGTAGTGTTGCTAAAGTTAAATTTTATTGTGAGTCTGGAAATGCTCATGCACAAACTCTACAGGCAGCACCACACTCAGCAGCTAGTTCAGCAGTATTAGTTTTACCTACAGCTTCTGGTAATTTAGTTGGTACAGGTGATAGTGGTACTGTAACAAATACAATGCTAGCAGGATCTATTGCTGATAGTAAATTAAATACAATATCAACAGCAGATAAAGTATCAGGTGCAGCTATTCAAATAGATGGTGCAACTGATGGTACATCTATAACTATTGCAGATTCAGATAAATTTTTAATAGATGATGGTGGTACTACTAAATATGTAAATGCATCACAGATAAATGCATATACTAGTGCATCTGTTGCTTTAGATGATTTATCAGCAGGTGATGCTGCAGCTACATTAGCTACAACTGCAGGTAATATTACTATTGATGCACAAGGTAGTGATACAGATATTATTTTAAAAGGAACTGATGGAAGTTCTGATACTACATTTTTAACTATTGATGGTAGTGCTGCAGGAGCAGCAACCTTTAATAGCGATGTAACAGTCGGTGCATTACTTAAAATGCCAGATGTTACATCAGGTAAAATATTAGTAGGAGATGGTACTTCTTTTGAGGAAGTAGCTGTTTCAGGTGATGCTACACTTGCTTCTAGTGGAGCTGTTACATTAGCAAATACAGCAGTTTCAGCAGGTAGCTATACTGCCGCAAGTATAACAGTGGATGCTAAAGGTAGAATTACATCAGCATCTAGTGGATCAGCAGGTGTTTCTGCAGGTTTTGTGACAGCTATGGCTATCGCACTTTAATTTTACTATTGACAATATTGTCATATACTATATAATATAATAATAAGGAGAAAAAATATGGCCCAAGATTTTGAACGCTATATACAGAGAAACGTAGGAACTTCAGCAGCTACTATTCATACTAGTAACTCTGATGATGCTATAGTCTCTATTCGTTGTGCCAATACTACTACATCTACAATTAATGTGGATGTATTCATTAATGATGGATCTAATGATTATTACCTAATCAAAAATGCACCTATTGTTAGTGGGGGTTCTCTCGAACTAATAGACGGGGGAAGCAAGATAGTAATGCAAAACAATGATATTTTAAAAGCAAAATCAGATACTGCATCTAGTTTAGATGTATGGGCATCATTTGTTGATGCTATAAGTACATAGGATTATTCATGGCTTACCTAGGAAATAGACCTTCTAATAATTTTCAAACTATAAACTCATCTCAGTTTTCTGGTAATGGGTCAACAACTGGTTTTACTCTTTCCCAGTCTGTATCTAATACTAATGAAATTGAAGTTTTTGTAGGAAATGTTCGTCAAGATCCTCACAGTGCATACACTGTAAGTGGTGGTACAACTTTAAGTTTTACAGCTGCACCTCCATCAGGCACTAATAATATTTATGTAGTATATCAGAGTAAAACTACAGGTACAACTGAACCTGGAGAAAACTCAATTGAATTTGGTATGATAAAATCAATCAACGGTGGCTATGAAAACAAAGCTACAGTATCATCAACTATCACAGTAGACTCTGCTGATAACATGATGTTATGTGGTCCAGTATCATTTACAGGCACAGTAACAGTTAACGGGACATTGACGGTAGTATAATGGGAACAATATTTGTAGATAATATTAAACAACAATCTTCACAAGGTAGTGGTACAATTACCATTGGTGCATCTGGTGAGACAGTTGCATTAGCATCTGGTGTTAAACAAAGTAATCTAAATAATCCATCTTTTCATTATCATGCTGGAGCTGGTGCTCAAAGTATTTCAAATGCAACGTGGACAAAAATAACTGCCTTTACTACACAAAACTATGATACAAATAGTGTTGTAAGTTCAAGTACGTTCACAGTTCCTTCAGGACTTGGGGGTAAATATTTTCTATATATGTGTGTAGGATTAGATTCTGGAGCAGGAGCTCCAGCAAGACTTTTAGCAGGTATTCATAGGTCAAATGGGACAGAACTTTTAAATTCAGAACAAGGAAATGGGTCTCCATATAATACAGCAAATGCATGTGGAACTTTTAATTTAAGTGCAGCAGATGAAATAGTTTTTAGAGTGTATCAAAATTCTGGAGGTTCAAGAGATACTTTAAATTCAACACAGCAAGGTTATTTTGGTGGATTTAGGATAGGAACATAATATGGGAACAATTAAAGCAACTAATATAGAACCAATCGCGGACAACGGCACAGTAACACTGGGTAGTTCTGGGGATCAATTTACTTTGGCTACAGGTGCAAAGTCTAGTTTTTTATATCCAGCTTTTGAAGCATCTATTTCAGCGAATCAAGATATTTCAAACGCAGCTTTTTCAAAAGTTCAAGCAAACACAGAAGTTTACGACACAAATAGTATGTATGATAATTCAACAAATTACAGATTTACACCGACAGTTGCAGGTAAATATTATGTATATGTAAATATAAGAGTTACAAGTTCAGCAGTTCCAGATTTATTAGATAGTTTCGCTCTTATATATAAAAATGGTAGTAACTATAAATCTGCTCAACATGATCCTAAAAATTTACAAAGTGCGGCACAAAACATATTTACAAGTGCTGTAGTTGATATGAATGGTAGTTCTGATTTTGTTGAAGCATATGCTTATATTCAAGTTACTAGTGGAACTCCAAGACTTGCTCCAGGGACAAAATCAACATCTTTTGGTGCATATA